CGTCTTTAGATACAGTGTAGGCAAGTATACTTTCTAAAAAATCATCATTTAACATAGCTTGAATTTCTGCATTTAATTCAGCTTTTTGTTTATCAGATTTTTCTTGTTGAGCTGGTGTTTTAGGTTTAGTGTTTTTGGGAGCAAATGGTTCTAAATAAGTTTGAAGTATATCTTCAATGTCCTCTATTTTATTACCCTCTAACGTATTAGCTACTGCTGTAAAGTTATTACCAAATAAATCAGCGTATGGTTTTAGATTATCTGTTACACCCTTCCAGGTACGTAATACAATAGCAGGTGCTAAACTTCTATCTTCACCACCTGATTTTTCAAATCTATCTTGGTTTTGTTTAAGTGAACGCTCTAGATCAGTATAAACATAAAGCATAAACACATCGTATCCCGCTTCTTCTAATTGATCTTTTAACTCGGCTGTTTTTTTATATGAAGCTGCTGTACCATCTAAAACAAAGGATTGTTTACCGTCTATTACACCTTGTAATTCACCCTTAAATTCTTTATTAGCGGCAGCCATTGCTTTAGCTTGCTCGCTTCTTTCTTCAGGTGTTGCGTTTTTTAAATCTAAAGTAACGTTAGCTTGTTTAAGTTTATCAATGAATACATTATCTATATTCATAATTTTTAAACCTCCTAGATCTAATCCCTTAAGGATTGTACCTTTACCAGCACCAGGAGCACCAGCTAATATGATAGCTTTTGGTTTACCTTCCACTTCATTTAATAATTGTACTAACGATATCATAAACACGCGTTTACCATAAATATACGAAAGATTCTTTTAATCTCCAAGTATTCGGCGCGCAGATGTTCTAAATTTAGTAAAAGCTGGTTTGTGTGATGGGTTTTCAAGATCAAACAATTTTTTAACTGTTTGAAAAATGTCAAGATTTTCTTCTTGGCTACGAGATGATTCATACATTTCCCAACCTTTACCTTGAATTTTACCTTCTTTAGGACCACGTTTATTTGATTTTAACCATAAAACACCATAACGATCTGGGGTATGTCCAAAACATTCCTCATAACACTTACCATAAACCGCAGTTTGAAGATCATATGTTGTTTGAAGGTGGTTAGATGTTTTAAAATCAATAATCCAAAGTTCACCATCAATTTTACAAAGCATATCACAAGTACCTGCTACTTTAAGTTCATCGGAGAATAAATGTACTTCAGTCTCAACTAGTTCAGGTTGGTATTCTTCCCAAAAATCAACAAATCTAAGGAACATCTGCCAAACGAGTGTATCGTATTGTGGGTGACCTGATTTGGATAGGAAATTTAATTCTTTACCGTTTAGATAATCTTCGATCATCTCGTGTGTTTCAGTACCTTGATCTGCTGCTTTACGTACGATGTGCTCGGAAGCATAACCTACTTTTTTCAACCAATCTTCGAAGAATTTCCCTTTTGGGTAAGCTCCTAGAACATAAGTGATAGATGGGTAAAATTCGCCATTACGTTGGTAATAACGAGAATCGGGCATAGTAATTTGTTTAGCATCCTCAGATACTTCCAAAATACGCTTGTAAGAATTCTTTAGAACTTTCTTACTCATACAAATTGTAGTTTTTTAGCCATTAAACCATATTGATCTAATGGGGTTGTTTTTTGGATAAGATTAGTAATAGCTTTGAATCCCATTTCTGATGGGTCTTTGTCTTCTAGATCTACTAAATATATTTCCTTACCTTCATCCATTAACTGTTCACAAAACTTAACGGCATCTTGTTGCGCGTCCTTATCTAAAGCTATATATATTTTTTGCACCTGTGAGGTAACAATTTTTTTCATTAATTCTCTCTGGATATGTTTACCTAATAATGGTATAGCATTTCGCTTTACAGCCAACGCATCAAACATACCTTCAACTAAAACTAGTGGAGATGACCAATTGATAAACAATTCAAATGGAACTGTATCCTTACTCATTGGTGGGTTTTTATATTTGACAGGGCTGTGCTCATTGAAATTACGAGCCACAAAATAATTTAGGGAACCTTCGTGGGAATACGACGGTATTATAATCATCTTATCATAGACACCGCCATCGCAATAACCAATATTGTAGCGCAGTATATCCGCTTTACTTACGTTACGACGTTTTAAATAGGCTAATGCTTGTCTACCAGTCATATCACCCTTAGATATATCTGTGAATGCCTTAAATTCTTTAGGTAATTTAATTGCTTCAACTGGTTTGATATTATCTCTATAATCTTTATAAGAGACATGCTTTTTAATTTCAGCAATCTTATCGTCTGGGGCTTTAGCTTGTTTTAATAGGGTAACTAGGTTTGTGCCTTTCTTATTACATACCCAACAATGCCAAGGGTTTTTCTGTCCATCAGTAAAATTAACCTCTAATTTTGGTTTTGAGTGATGGCAAAACGGACAGTGGTAGGCTTGATTACCTCTAGCTGTAGCTTTACCCGCTCCTAGAACGGAGTTAACTATGTTTACTAATAAATGATTTACCATATAAGGGTGAATATACAACCCTATTTTTGCGACTCAAAGTCTTTTGTGAAGAACTTACCTAAAATATTATCGTTAAAGAATTCATTTGGGTTTTCTAGTACCTCGTAGATAAACTGTGCTTTTGTCTCCTCGTAAGTTAATAACTTTTTTGAAGTAGCCAAAGTTAAGATTTCACGTTTAAAGTTCTCTATTGGTTCATTTTCTAACAGATTAGTCAAAACTTTATTCGAACCCCAATATGTTTTCCAATCAGATTCTTTGATTACTTGTTTGTATGATGGTTTTCTACCTTTAGTACCTTCGTATAATGCTAAATCTTTTTTAGTTAATTTAGCTTTACGAGTAAATTTAACGAATTTTTTTCCTATATAGGCTTTACCACTTGGGATGTGGGTAATTCTATATACGAAACCGAATGTTGAAGGAAGGAAATCCTCTAATGAGGTCATTGCCTCGCCTTTATATAACCAATCCATAATTTGTTTATCTAAATTAAGTAGGTTGAGTCCAAGCTGGAACGTAATAATCTGTTCCCCCTATATTAATTCTTAACCAACCATGTACAGTTTTACCTGTGTCATCAGGAACATCTGCAAATTGGGGAACTGGAGATGCTGATGCTTGATTTAATACTCCTGAAGTTCCTGAAGAACCTGAAGTTCCTGATGAACCACTTGAACCTGAAGTACCAGCAGGGCCTGAAGAGCCAGAGGTTCCTGAGCTACCTGAAGAGCCATTTATACCTGAAATACCTGAGGTACCTGAACTACCTGATGATCCTGAAGTACCTGAAGAACCTGAAGAACCCGAAGCATCTGTACCATCTGTACCTGAAGTACCAGATGAACCAGAAGAACCTGAAGTACCAGATGAACCTGAAGAGCCATTTATACCTGAGATACCTGAAGTACCTGAAGAGCCTGAAGAGCCTGAGGTACCAGAGATACCTGAAGAACCAGAACTACCCGAAGTTCCGGAAGAACCGGATGAACCTGAAGTACCATCTGTACCTACTCCTGAAGTACCTGAACTACCTGAAGAGCCGTTTATACCTGAAAAACCTGAAGTACCTGAAGAGCCTGAAGAGCCTGAAGTACCATCTGAACCTGAGGAACCTGAAGTTCCTGAAGAGCCACTAGTACCTGAACTACCTGAAGTACCTGAGGTACCTGAGCTACCTGAAGAACCGTCTGAACCTGAAGAACCTGAAGTACCTGAAGAGCCTGAAGAGCCTGATGTACCGGATGTGTTTACTTGGGCATCTTGCCACAACATAAATTCTCCAGTGTTAGCACTTCTAACTACTATATTATGAACGGAGTTTAATGGGTCTGGAGCGCTTGTAGGGTTTTCTTGGTAAATTGAACCACTAAGAGTTAAACTTCCACTAATAGATATATCATAATTAGATGCACCTGTAAATGCTTCTACCGATTGGGAAACATGCCATGCGTTAATAGTGTTACCTTGAACTATTTGATCACTACCTGTAGTGAATATTTCTTTTAGTCTATTTTGCCCTTTTGCCATGAGTATTATCTATCTATGTTTATAAATATAGTAGTATCTGTTGTTCTTGAAGTTGGGAGTGGTTGGGGAAGTTTACCTATAGCTAATAATTCTTGATTATCATTATACAACCCTACTGTAGTAACATAAGGTGAGAAAAATGAACCAGTAGCAAAGTTATAAATTTTACCATTTGTAGAACCTGAAATTATAGATGGGTTTTGACTAAAATTAAATTCATTTTCTCTAATAGTAGCTTTATATTGTGTTTCATATATAGTTAAAGAACTAGAAAATGAACAAGTAGCATTTGTAGATAATACAGCACCTGCAGATAAACCTCCTCCATAAACATCAACCCCATATTCAGATTCACCATATCCTTCTGAAATTGGTGGAATATTATCTGTTAAGAAGGTAAATGCTGCTATACCATGAGTATATAAAAGGTTACCTACTAAATCTTCATCAGCATAAAGGTTACCATTTCCATCATCTGTAATAATATGAGTTACAGAAGCACTAACACAAGTATATCTAAAAGAGTTAGGTTGGATATAATCGCCCCATAATCTAGAAGGTAAAGATACAATTGCAATTTTATTATTTGAACCTGTAGGAAAATA